ACTACGCCGCGGCGCTTAAGCTCAAGAAGATACTCCGGTTTTCGCATGCCCTCTGGCATGAACGAGTAATCTTCGTGGGCTTCTTGCGCCCGCTGTTTTTGCCAGTCTTCCGCCGCCTCACGAGCACGTGCTTCTTGCCATTTACGGCCTTGCTCGGCGGCTTCTGCGGCGCTTTTGGGTGTTACGGGGGCCGACGTACGGCTGCGGATCGCGTTGAGCAGGGGTGCGTATGCGGCACCGGGTGCGGCACTGGCCGCGGACATCTCGGCCATCTTCTGCGCCTGGAGTGCGTGGAGCTGGGCTAGGAGGGCGGCGTGCTTCTTTTCGGCCGGTTTGCCGGTTTTAGTGTCTGTCATTTCTCCGCCTGGTCCAATTGGTAGGTACCGGTTGGGATGATCTGGCGATTTGAACTCAGAAGGCCAATGTCCGGTTTCATCTGGCTTTGAACCGGCCAACCATGCCGCTCGATAGTCGTAATGGTGTCTTGGATCGTCCGGGTTTGGGTCTAGGTCCCAGCGCTTTGCTTGATCTGCGTAGAAGGCTCTGAACTGTTTCTCTTTCTCGGGGGGTAGAACAGTAGATTTCTTCTTCCGTTCGTCCGCCATTTTAGTTCAGTTTGTGCTTTTCCGCGGCGCGTTTACGGGCGGCTTCGAGCTCTTGGCCCGCGCGGTCTACCGGTGGAACGGTCGACTTTTGAGCCGGTTTCTGGTTCTTTTGAGCAAGAAATTTTGCCAGCTCAACTAGTGCCGACAATAATGCTCCAACTAGTGCCCACATATCGCCTCTAGGCTTCGGACGCATAGGACTTGGCGAGCTTCAAACCAGTCAATATCGCCGTAGGAATTTTTACCCCATGCGACTTGAGCTCGTTGGCAACCAAGATGAGCGCCTCGGCCGCATCCGCGATGTAAGTCTTGAGCGTCGCTTCGCCTTCCTTTTCTCCGGTTACATACGGCTCGGCGAGCTCGAGTGAGGTCTTGGCCCGACGCAGGCGCTGTACCTGCTCGGCGGCCTTTTCAAGATCTTCGGGGGTGGGGTCCGGCATTGACCCAATCCAGGTGGCGGTTTCCTCTTCGAGGTACTCGAGTCCGGCCTTGGCGAATCCAAAGGCAACGTGGGCGGCCTGCTGGGCGCTGGAAGGGTCTTTGGCCCCGCCGAGGACCATACATCCGGGGGTAAGGGCGAGCGAAACGGCGAGTACGAGGGCGGTAAGGGGCTTAAGTTTCATGGGAAGGCGCTACGTGCCCTTATAAGGGCGTTTGGGGTCGGATGGGGTCTGGGGTCGTCCGACGGGTGAAAAGCGATTGTGGGGCAACCTGGACGGATTATTCGCCATCCGGGGGGTCGGTCTGGGCAACCCCGCGCTTCCAGGCGACCAGTACGCCCGAAACGAAGCTTACGGCGGACCCAACGGCGAGCTGGGCGTCCATTTTACCAAGGGCGGCAAGCATGAAGATGCCGGCGATTACGAGGCCAACGAGTCCGAGGACCCATTTGGTGTCTTTAAGGAGATCCATGTGGGTAAACCTAGCAGGTAGAGGTACTAAGGACGAGGTCGTCGACCACTACGGCCGTGATAACCAGACATTCCTCATCGGTATAACCGAACTGAAAGTTAAAAAGGAAGTAGATTTGGGGGATCATGGGGCCACGAAGAAGTGAACGGTCCAGATGGTATTGGCCAGTGCGCCCGAACAGTTTATAACCAGCGCGGTATTAGCCGTAAGCTTCCATGGCGGGTTGTATTGCATTTGAACCGGCGCGCTGTTTGTGACCCAGGCATTGATACCGGATACACCGCCGGCCCCGTCCTTAAATTGGACTTGATTACCGGTCGCGTTTGAGTTCGTAACGCAGATACCGGTTACGTATATTGATAGACTGGCCCCCGGGGTGGCAATTGCGTCCGTATCACCGCTGGTAGCCTTGGTGCCCGAGGTGGGACCATTGGTACCGGCCGCCGCGACATTTGATGGGAAGTTCAGTACTGCTACGGCACGACCCTGTCGGTCGCCCCATGCGTAAACGACGTCGCCGTCCGCGTCGACCGCGGTTGGTTCGTTCGCGCTGGCACGATAGGCGACACTAAACGGATTTTCTACGACCGGTTCGTCGTGTTCGGTCATACCGCGTACGGGTTGGAAGGTCGTTCCCGTAGGATCGATACGAATCGGGAAGGTTGCCGTGCCACCAGCAACGGGGCCGCCCGCCGAGGGCAACGCAATACCCACGGAGACGCGGTTGACGGTGCCGACGCCCGAATCGAGGTCGAGCGAGGCGATATTGAGGTTGGCCGAGCCGTCGTTTAGACGGACGGGTACCGGGTTGGTCTCGGAAACGTCCGTTGCAGTCCCGTCGGCACCGATTTCGATTTTAACGCGCGGGTGTTGGACCCCCGCCAGGTCGTCGCTAGCGAAAGTGACGCCGGGGGTAGTTACAGCCTGTGCCTGGATATTATCACTCAAGACTTAGCCCTCAAAGGTAAACATCAAAAAACGCCGGGCCGGCGCGCTTGGTCCCACCCGGTACCGCAAGTAGGACCATAACCCGGTAAGTACCGGGGGTTACGGCTTCGCCGCTCGTGCCGCTGTTGAAAGTATGACGCGCCTGCAGGGTGGTTGCAGTCTGGGATATGATCCCGGCTGTCCAGGTTACGTCGGCGTTGGTATCGGGGGTACGAACCGAGAAGGATACGCCCGTAACCGTCGATAGATTCAACCCGCCTGCACCCGGGGTTACGTTTACCGTAAGCGTTTCGGGCGGTTGGGGGTTGGAGTAGACGTACTTTATGGACATAAGCGGCTCAGCCGGCCTCTCTTATGTCCCTTTCCAAGCGGTCGGCGAACGCAAGTACCGCCGCGGCCATCATGTTTGGGTCTAGGGGGTTATCGTTGGGCCAGGATGCCTGGATTGACTCGCGAAGATGTTTGACGATGGCCAGGCGGTCGTTTAGGACGAGCACCGCCGGGGGCTTGTTGGGGCTTAGGCGGTCGGGCTTGAGGCGCATTAGGAGATCGCTCGTGGGCTTGATCACTGGAGCAACCCATTGGCCTGGAGGTCGTCCAAAAGTTGGTTAAGGACCTGGGAGGTCGATTCGTATGCGACCCGAAGGTTCTCGTAGGCGACGCGGAGGGCATTCAGGTCGACGAGCTTCGCCTCGCCGTCGGCCGCGCCGGTATAGGCACTGCTTTCAGGATCCGATGTATACGCAGCGTGTGTACGGCTGGCGGTTGAGTAGGTTTGGGTGTAGGCAGTGGGTCGTACGACGGCCGTAACGCCGTAGAATCCAAGTTTCGAACCGTCGGCCGCTTCGATGAGTAATGTACCAGCCCCGTTCTTGAGTTGGGCCGAACCATCGACACCCGCGCCGTCCTTGGCGCCGCCGCGCAGGATTGCGTGTCCTCCGTCGCGGTTTGTGCCCGTCGAACCGGCGAATGCCGATTGGGCCTGAACCGTAAGGGAGTTGGTGGCCGCGTCGGAGGTTCGAGAGTTCTGCCGCAGATGCGGCGCAGTAACACCCTGGTCCCATAGAAGCCCGCCGCCGTTGTCGATCTGCATTTGACCGGCTGCGACGCCCAGTGTTACTGTGGTCGAGTCGGCGCTTATTAACTGAGTAGTATTGACAATCGCCTTGAAGCCAGCATGCCCCTGGGCAGTAAGAACTCCAGACGAGTTATGGATGGTCGCCTGGCTGGCGACGCTCGTAAGGGAACCGGCACTGATCGTAGTAATATTGAGGACGGGTCCAGTTAGCCCGGCGGCGGCTTCCGATTCCGAATCGTTGTTAGTTTGCAGACCAATCGAGATTGCCGCGCCGTTGGTAGAACCGTTCCAGACTTTGATTCGGTCAAGAAGCGAGTCCGTAGTACGGATAGAACACACTCCAGTTCCGGTAGCATCCAAAAAACTCCCATTGTCGTCCGAAGTTAGATGCGTCGTCTGTCCGCCAACTGCTTGAAACCTAGCGGGGGCTCCCGATTGACCGGTAATCTCAAAGGCGTTAATCCCGCTATTGTATGCAATTGAAAAGACCGGGATGGTCCCGTCGGTAACTCTAACCCCATTTTCAGCCTGGAGAACTAGAGTGCCGTTGACATTGTAAATCAACGTCTGATTTGCGGCAGATGTCAAGGTTTCGACTGAGACCGATGACAAATGCAGCGCCGGTCCAGTCAAGCCGTTGACCGTATCTGCGGTCGCCCAAACTCCGTTGTTACTCATTTACGTCACCTTGATCGACATTTTCCAGTCGACTTCCCAGACCGAGCCCGAGTCCCCGGTTTCGCGAAACCGAATTGTATTGGTCGAATTATCAATGGTTGCCGCGTATGCCGCCGCTCCTACGTCTGCCTGATCGGACCCCAAGGTCTCCGTTGTTCCCAATTGAGTCGTTGTACCACCCTCGCGTTTGAATACCGCTCTACGTACGCCGTTGAAGTGTGCAGTGCCGTCCGCCTTGCGAGCGTGAAAAGTCGCTTCGAGCGAGTAGGTACCGTTCCGCGGCAGGGTTACGGTTGCTATGTTCTGCGCGGCTCCGCTGCTTGCGGTATGGATTGCCAGGCCTCGCATCGAACGTCCGTAGTTGTCTGACGGACCGAGACGGTGTATGTCGTTCGCCGCGCCCCCGTCCGCAATTGTTAGCCCCGGCAGGACGTACGCGGCCGGTTGTGGCCCAACATTGATCATGGGCAGTGCCATAATTACAAATCCGGCCGTACCTGCGGTGCCAGGCATGCCGCCGCAAGACAATTGCAAATTTCGGTTACTACCGTCGTGCCAAAACGGGAAACTCAGGCGCTGCCACTCTTGTGCAGAAGCGGAGCCGTCGAACTCGCGAACTGCGGTCATGGCAGCAGCATAATCACGCGACAGCCGTAGGCGACCTGAGAAATTGGCCTTTACGAATATACTAAAGGTGTAAATCCCGGCGGCATATCCAGCGAAGGTTACTCCATCGCTCCACCCTACAGAGGCATCATATCGCAGCGCGGCACCGAAATTTCCGGTTGCCCCAACCTCAGTCGAGGTATATTTTCGGGTTGTGTAACCCAACGACGTATCATTCGTAAAAACTCCAGTTGCAAATACGCTGCCAAACCCGACCGACGGGTCAATCTCCAACCCGGTAGTTCCTCCGGTCCCGTTTGGAATGAAAAGATTTGGCAATCCCTCAGAACTCTGTCCCGGAGTTGGCATGGACAATGCGCGGACGATGTCTGTTACGTCCGTTCCGGCAGTTGTAGGATTATTACTCGTGTAGAATCGGAATACACCGGTCTTTCCGTCGAATTCGTACTGAAGTCCTTCGCCCTGGGACATTCGCCACTCAGAGGCCGGACAACTTACCGAGTCTATCCAAACTCTCGCTTCGTCGGCAAATGTGAAATAAAGACGCCCTCCTCCGAAGTTGAAATTGATTGGCACCGGGCGACGGATTGAAATGATGTCCGGAAAGTCGTCGTAGATTTCGATCAGATTTTTGCTCGTATTAACGAATACGTCAGTATCGCTATAGAGCTGTGCCAGGATTCCCGGGTCAATTGGCAAAGGCTCTCCCAGGTAAGACATTCCAGTAGTTCGAACCCGGTAGATTACTAGAGGATCCTCTCCGCGTCGAAAGTCTTGAGTACGGATAATCCCCGAGCCCTCAAGCCACGCTTGCCCGCTAGCCAAGCCGACTCCTGTGATATGGGATACGCTTAGAACTCCGCCCCCATTTACAAAAACACCCATCGTAGCGCCGCTGTCAAATAGCACCGGAAGTGTGGTTGCATCGGCGATAATTCGACCATTGTCGAAGAAGAACCCGTCAAAGCCACCGTAGAATAAGGTACAACCCTCGAATCCGAAGTTCGAACATACGAACGTTTGGGCACCGGCCCGATGGTCGGTCGACGAATCCTTCGCAATTGACGGCCCGGACTGGTACCTAAAGAAACAGTTATCGATGGTTCCTCCGTAAAGATCCAAGGACCCGTCTCCAAGATTTGTACCGTAATGAGCACTAAATCCTCCGATTACAATCGCTCGCCGGCCTCCTGCGAATATGATGTTTTGGATTTTGTTATAGCCGCTGCCGATGCGAAGAATATCGGTCGATGCGTTATTACCCTTTAACGAACACTGGCTTTCGCCGATCAATCCGATGTATGACGGCTTGTCGATGCACGTGTTGATTTTGTAAACGCCCTTAGGAAGAAAAACGTCCTGCATGGTGTATACACCAGTACCGGCCGCTCCCGAGAATTGGTTGGCGTTCTGGGCCGAGTCGACCGCACGTTGTATGGCGGCGCTATCGTCGGTTACGCCGTCGCCCTTGGCCCCAAACCACTTAACATTGAGCGGCCCGGAGTAGATGCGTCTCCATCCTGCCGAAGAAGAGCCAAACCCTGCGTCATTGAGAACTGTACCACCGTCGTCAGCAACGGGAGTGTTGCTCCATCGAAAATCCCCTTCGCCGCCGTCTCCGTCGGTAGCAAATCCTCGAAGAAACCGAATCTCGTTGTCCTGACCGAGTTCGTCGCGTAACTGGTTTGCAAGCCGCCCGGTCAGACCGACGCCCAGGGTCGCCGAAGTAGTTCCATCCTCGTTGACTAGAACGATGTTACCATCTCGATCAACTGCGACATAGGCGCTCGTCAGCGACGAGTGGCCGAGAAGGGATTTTAGGATGGGGCTAGTCATTACGGAAGTGTTACCGAAATTGTGTATTTGTTGGAAAGGTACTGGAGTACGCCACTGCGTTGTGGGTTTGTCAGCTTGTGGTCGAAAATAATCGCCTCTCCAATCTTACCAGACATACCAACGTTGTTCCCGGTGGCATCGGCGCCAATTCTGGGGGTTGCACTGAATGCGACGGTATTGGTTCCGGTTGTAAACAGTTGCGCGCCGTTTAAAAAATTCGTCCATTCGCTCGATGTAGAAATCGTTTCGTAAATACAAGGGGACGCTAACGAAGCAGTTGGATTAACGGTTGCTTTTCGCGCGGTAGACCCGAAATCGTCAAAGATCGTACCGTCCGAATGCGGGACATGCGAGGCCAGTGCATCCGTACCGATTAGCCACAGTCCGCCCGTGCCATCGCCGGCTGTTGATGGATCTGCGTCCCTTTGCATTACAACGTAGGCATGTCCGGCAGTAAGAGCGGCCAAACTCGGACCGTTCAACCAATCCTTGGTCGCATCCGCCGCCGGATAAGTGAATGTTACAGCTTGTTGGCCCTGCCAACTGACCGGAGTTGCGGGTTGGTTACCCGCAGTCGACTGCGTCCAGTTGCCCAGAGTTCCGCGATTCGGCCAAGTGTAGGTACCGCCACCGGTGGCATCGCTCGCAACCAACCACACAACAAGACCGCCGAGATCCAACGGGTTTGGAATTATAACCGAAGGATGCGCCGTAATCCCTGCCGGAATCCCTTCGCTACCACCGCGCCGATGGATCATGCGTCACCGCTAGACAGACGCATCCATACCGAGGCACCGTTGTCCGAACCATCGCGTGCGAAGTAGATGGCATCGTTCGTACCCGGCACGCGCGGCGCCATCGGCACGAGCACGTCCATGACCTCGCCGTCTCGAAGCAGCCAGCCGAGCGCGGGATCGGGATTACCATTGTTGGCCGCGGCTTCGGCCGCTTCCGGCAATGCCGTCGAAACGTGCGAGAAAAACCAGTAACAATCGGCGCCAATCGCTTTCAGTGTGACGTACTGCCCCTGCCATGCCGCCGGTACCGCATCGCTACGTGCGGCGAGATCGAGGGTGTAACGTCGTACGGTCGACGGGTTGGTACCGTCGCTCGTGGGCGCGCGTACCGCTTGTGCTTTTACTTCTACTGCTGAGCTCATTACTTCTTTTTCCCCCGCACCTTGCCTTTCTTCGCTTTTCTGGCGACGCTAAGGGCGATTGCCACTGCCTGACGCTGCGGTTTTCCCGCGGACATTTCCGTACGAATATTGGCCGATACGGCCGACTTTTTGGCGGACTTGATAAGGGGCATTACAGGCCCCCTTGCCAGACCAAAGAATGCTGGTTAAATGGCCAAAAATGGCCACGATGATTAAGCATGTGTGTAATCGATGCGGAAAAGAATTTTCCCGGCGAAAGGGAGCCGGCGGACCGGGTAAGTTCTGTTCTAGGCGTTGCGTCTGTTTGGCAACCGTCGCCGGAAAGAACAAGAATCGCCAGATTCTGATCTGTCCCGAATGTTCTACCGCTTTCGAAGTTCCGGTATGTGGCGTTCTGAGCAGAGTTACCTGTTCTCGCAAATGCCTTGCTGAGAGACAAATGCGCGAAAGAAAGGGCAAATTCGGAGTCGGAAAAAACAATTCCGGATGGAGGGGAGGAATCCAAACCTACAGAAGACTTAAAAAGTCTAACTGCGAAAGATGTGGTTCTGTGAAGAAACTTCAGGTTCATCATAAGAACGAAGATCGGTACGATAACCGGCTCGAGAACTTGGAAACTTTGTGCTGTCGTTGTCATCGGCAACATCACAATGCCAACAGAAGAGACCCGAAGACAGGTCGGTACATTAGCCTTCCTTCCGACCGGCCGCAGCCATCTTAGCCATGCGTTTATTCCCCCAACGCTTGCGCCCAATATATCCAGCGAGCGCCCCAGGATTCTTCGCGCCCTTCTTCTTCAAGGCGGCGACCAGGTGTTTGTATCTGGCACCGCTTCCGAGTTTTCCGCTTACCTTGTACTCGGACATCAACCAATCTCCCCCGAATCGTCTTCAACTGCATCACCGGCACTCAATTGACTACGAGCCCGGTCGCGCGTCCGTTTCGATGTCTCACGCCTCGGCGGTGTCTGCGGGGCCTGTGCAACCTTCTCGCGCTCTTTGGCCCAAAAGCCTTGGACACTCTTGATGAAGGCCGGCTCCATTGTCGAATCGAGCGGTGCACCCGAAATCAGCGACATCTGGATCCGCGACACGCGCGACGGTTTAAGCCCCCGCTCGGCCATATCCGCGATCTTTGCACCCATCTCGTTCCGTACCTGCTCCTGCAGTGCCGGACGGCGGACCTGGAATACCTCCGCGGTCTCTGGGCCAAGAATACCCTTGCTATTTACGTTCTTAAGTGCGCCCACCGGGTCCCTCAATGCGCTTTCGGCGCGAGTGAACTTTGACGCAGCGGTTATGCTCACGCGAGCCGGGGTGGCGGTATTGGCCAACGTGTCTATACCCTTCTCCTTCCCCTTACCCTTCTTGCCCTTACCGCCGGACGCACCCAACCCCATGGCCTTGGTCGAAAAGACCGAGTTAGTACCAGGGGGTGGAAGTTTATCGGAAAGCCATTTCAGGTCGTCCGCGACCGTTTTACCCGCCGCCCGGCCTAGGTTGGGGTCGAGCACGGTTAGGGGTCTAACCACCTGAGCGGCCTTGGATACGGCTAGTTCGGGGTTGGCCCGGATTTGCTGCGCCGTGTCGCTGCTCTGTTGGTATCTGGTTATGATCTTACCCGTGGCCGTCGGGACCTTCTGGACGAGCTGGGAGGCGCCGGTGGTGAGGGTCTGGCCGACCGAGTTGGCAATCTTGCCGGTGGTGGCGTCTACCCCGCCTTTTACGGACTCGGCCGCGCGGACCAGCAGGGCGGCCGTATTACGGCTTTTAACGGCCCTCCAGGCCAGGTCGGTGGCCAACCCCACCCCGGCCGACATAAGCCCTCCTAGGCCGTGTAGGGCGGCCGTACCGGTGCCTATTCCCACCCTTAGGAGATCGCCCGTACCCAGGGCATCCTTGACGGCCGTGGCGGCGGCACTTTCTTTGAGATCGGTCGCGGCCTTATTCAGACCGAAGTACTTCTGCTTAAGTGCGAGATAGTTGGTCGCAAGGGGAGTATCGCCCGCCAAGGCAGCCCGGTTGACCGCATCGTCTACAATCCCTTCAATACCACCCTTCCCGTCGGTGCCGGTCTCTAGGATCCCTCGGAACTTCTTGTACGCGGTGTCGATCGCCTTGTCTTTCTTCTTATTCCAGACGGCCTGGATTTCGTTATCGAACCGCTGGCGGAAGCCATGTAAGTCCGAAAGAGTGGTTTTTGACTCCAGGTCGGTCTGCCAGTCCTCAAGCTTACGGGCGATCTTGGTATCGGCTTTGATGTTTTTGGCGCGCAGGCCGTCGATTAGTTCTTGGACGTCGGCCTTGATCTTGGTTGTATCGGGCTTGTAGCCCGTTTCGTCGATCTGTTTGATGAGCGAGCCGATCTGCTTGCCCACCCGTTCCCGTGCCGCAACCGCCGCTTCGGCCGATTCCTTTACCGTGTTAAACGGTTTGATGATCCCGGGCTCTTCCTTAATCGTACGGACGATCGAGTCGACGATCTCGGGCGGGTTGTTCTTGACGATCGTCTTGATCTGGGCCTGGGTCATACCCGCGGCCTTCAGGGCGAGTATGTTCGGACTCATATGCGCGGCCGCGACGTCCACGCTCATACGACCAGCGCCGCCTAGGATGCCCCCGAATGCGCCGCCAATTGCCGCACCTTCGCCACCCGCGGCAAGGATCTTTTCAACCGAAAGACTGTGGTCGGGACCGAGTCCACGTACCTGTCGTGCGGTTTCTTCGGCGGCGCTATAGAACCCGCTTTCGGCGGCACCCGTTACGCCGTATTTGGTTGCGGATGCGCCCGCGCGCGTAAGCAGGCCGGTCTCACCGGCGGCACCCGTTACTAGGGTATCAAGACCTGGGATAAATTTGGCTGCCCCGGTAAGTTCGGCGAGCCCTTTAACCGCTCGACCGGTCGCCCCACCCGCACCACCACCGATCAACGCACCGCCGACCGTACCAATGGCGGTCGATACCGGCATTTCCTCTTTGAGGACTTCGATGTCCCGTGCCATCTGGGGGGCGACTACGGCGCGCGCTACGCTCGTTTGTCCGAACGTGCCTACGTCGGCGGCCTGGGTCGCACCGGCTGCAATGCCCGCGAGAATTGGGTGTTCTTCGGCTGCTTCGTGTAGGGCCCGCGCACGCTGGGTCTCAACCGAAGCCGGCAACCAGCCTTCGCCGCTATCCAACGCCTCTTGTGCGCTTTGGGAAGGTACCTTCCAGATGGTCCCATCGGGGGCCATCATCGGAACGATCGAATCTTTTTGAAACCGCGCCGTACCCTGGCTTAGGTGGGTCGAGATTTGGTCTTCGGGTATCTCTACGCCGTTCGGATCGTAGACCTTTAGCGGGATAATCGGTTCCGCCATATTATTCTGGCTTAGGTGCCGGCTTTACCGGTACGGCGCCCGCGGGGATTTTGAATTGTTTTTCGCCCGGCGGAGGCCCCACCGGAACCGCATAGGCGTCGTCTTCGGTTCTAAGCTGGGCGCGAATATCGCGGATGCGCTGGTCGATGAGATTGATACCTTCGTTCCACTGCGCCTCTTCGTTAACAAAGTTAATGAAGTCCGTGGCCGATTTACCGGTCATGGAAGAAAGGCGCTCTGCTTCTTCCTTCTGAATGGCATCGCCAACGATTGCGTTTTTCGCGTTTGAGAGCGCGTTTGAGACCTTCGCCGAGATCTGTCCTCTCAGCTTAGTGTTGTAACCAGCGGAGATACCAGTTGGGTCCTTCTTATAGATCTCTTTGATCTCTATAAGGTTCCGCTTCATCTCAACTAGAGCCGGAAATCCGATCGCCCACTTGTCGGCGCGCTCCTTGTTCGGTGCATAAAGTCTGAGCCCAGTTTCGGGATCTCTTAGCGAAGTCTGATTTACTTGGAACTGCAGCTTCTGGGCCTGCTGACGCATTGCCGCCTCTTCTTTCGTTGCAGGCATGCTGGCGTTCGGATCTGCCCAGAGGTTTACGGCCTGTGCCGTACTGATTCCCCACACGTCTCCAACCTTCTTGAAGACCATCAATTGTTCGGCTTTGTTCCGAGGCCCGATGTGGACCATGCCACCGGCCAGTGCAGTTTGGTGCTTGAAGAGTTCGCGCAGGGCGCCACCTTCGAGCTGTGCTGCCTTTGATCTCCAATCGGCGGCATCGAGACTGAACTTGGCCGCGATCTCTTCGCCCTTCGCCAGCGCGTCGGCACTGCCCATTTCGGCTGCGAGCCGACGGGTTTCCGCCGCCATACTTTCCATAAGCAACGCGCGGGTAGCATGCTCAGAGGCCTCGGGCGATAGGTACATCTGGCGCATCTGGGCCAGCGTGTTCGTCGCCGCTTCGGTCGACGATTTCATGGCGTCGAGTTCGGACTTTTGGGCCGTCATCTCGTCGTCCATTTCACCGCGAATCATCTGTGCAACAGTATCCGGTGTACCGGTCAGCGCCGAACCAAATGCACCAAGTGCAAGCCCAATCCGGGTCAGCATCGTTCCAAATGCACCTTTCTTTCGCCAGTAAGCGTCGGGGTCGATCTTGAAGGTACGAATTGCCTCGGATTGCTTATCGATCGCATCGATCTTCGGCTTAAGCGCCGCATCGCGCCGGTCGTCGAGAAGTTTGATATCGTCGAGTTGTTTCTTGGCTGCATCGCGCTGTTTCTCATACCCAAGCGCAAGTTGTGTCTGTGCGTCCGACAGGGCCGCGGCATTGGTACGCGCCGTATCGATCGCATTCTGATACGCCATCGCCTGCCCGAGCTTGACGTCTTCTGGTAATGGGCGTTGGCGTTCGACCGAGAAGCTTTGAAGTACGTCGCCTTCCTTTCGTCCCGGCGAGTAGACGTTCCGACCGGTCAGCGCCTCATTTACGACGTCGCGATGCATCTCCGACGCCAAGTCCGGCCCTCCGGCTCCGACTTGTGCACCCATCTTACCCGAGACAGTCGGCGGTGCAGCCGGTGCACTCGGTTGAGTAACCTCTACGCCGTATGGGTTAGGATTGTTGAATCTTTGCTCGGCCCACTTCGGCATTTTTTGCGAACCAGCCGAAGACGGAGCACCACTAAACAACGGTTGATCTCCGCCTTCAACGCTCGTAATTTGCGGCAGGTCGCTAGCGTTGCGAGGTGGGAGCGGGCGTACGTCTAGCTTGAACGGCGAAGCGGCTTGCGGCGGATTAGATGCCAGCTCGGGTGATTCTGGTTCTGGTATGACCGGTGGGCTAACCGGATTATACAGACTCGGCGCGGGCTCCGGCGGTGGTTCGGGTGCAGCTTGGGCGACCGTGCGACCCGCTGAGGCAAGTTGCGATATTACATCCGACGGAACCCATTCCGGCGGTACATCGTTTGCTATTTCATTGCCATCGGCATCCGTTACTTGAAACGTGCCGTTGGGATTGGGGATAAACGCCATGCTCCCTTCTGGGCTTTAGTAAGCCCGCTTCATGCGTACGTCGGAACCGACATCGTTCGCCGGTGGTCCGAACTGTGCCGCCTCGGGACGCGGCATCTCGCTCTTCAATGCACGTATCGCATCGATGATGTCTTGGTCAGTTGCCTTATCCTTCGGCTTGGCTTTGGACGCACCCTTCTCCTTCAGTGCGGCCATCTTTTCGAACTCGCCGAGCCGGCGTGCAAGGTCCGAAATCATCGCCGTGTTGGTCATGGTGAGCTGGCCCGCATCGACACGCTTTAGCCCGTCAGGACCCGTTTGTACCGTCGGTGCCGTTGCCGGTACCCGTTCGAGGTCCTGTGCCATCACGCCCACGCGCGGGCCTTCGCCGTATTGCTGTGCGTAGGGCTCCTTGTAACGGAACTTGTAGGCCGGGATTTCGGCGGCTTGCTCAGTGAGCGGAAATGATGCAGTCGACGAAGACGCCGGCCCGCCGTAGCTTGCGGTTGAACCGGGCGATACTTCCCCGCGCATCTCACGCCCGCGCGCCTTGATTGAGTCAAGTAGCGGACGCATATCCGTCTTCATACGCTCGTCGCTTTCGACCTGCTTGGCATTAACGTCGCTCATTACGACTTCTTCGATCGGTGGGGCGCTCTGGGTACCGATGCGGTCGGCTTCGATTTGGCGCGCGGCCTGGATGGCCTTGAGATCGCGTTGGCTGTCCTGGAAGTTCTTTTGGAACTGTGCGAGACGCAGGGCATAGTCGGCCGCCGCGGCCTTATGTACCTCGGGGCGATTCTGTGTCTGGTCGAGCGGGGGGATCGTCGTGGTAAAGATCTCGTTTGCAATCGCGGGCGACTTGCGTTCGTACTGTTGAAACTGGGACTCACCTTCCGCGCGCTGTTCGGGGGATAGCGGGGCCGTGCCGGCCGGTGCCATCTGGGCTACGCCGGGCATCGCGCGCTTGAGTAGGGAATTCTCTTTACGCAGGTCCTGGATTTCTGCCTTTGTCGTCTTGTCCGAAAGTTGGCTGCCAAACGCCATCAAACCACCGCCCAACCCCGGTCCGGAATTACGGTCGGCCTTGGCTCCATCCTGGTCGGCGGTGTACGGATTTTGTGACGATGCTTGTTGCTCTTGGATTTTCGAGAGCGCGGCATTATATGCCGAACTGTTTCCGCTGAGTCCGGCCCCGAACCCCATTAGGCCAAGTCCTACCTTCTGTCCGGCGGAAGGTCCTCTCGGACCGCTTGGTGCAGGCGAATTTGGGTAGGGCTGCTCGGGGGCGAAGTCACCCTGTCCGTAATAATCTCCACGCGGATTCGACATTTGGAGCGTTTGCATTCCACCGCCGGTCGTAATCCCGGGCGTACCGCGACTTTCGAGCATTGACGCACGGGCCGGCCCGGGTCGCAGGCCAGTACCTACCGGCTCGATATCCTCCTTATAAGTAATGTCCGAAGGAATGAGTCCACCGGCCATAGTTGCAATTGCGCCGACGCCCCTCTGAGCGTTTGCGGCGTTTTCCGATCCGGCTTTCAATTGTGCCGCCTGGAGTTGGCCGTAGTATGCCAACTGCGCCTTGGCCTCATCGACGGAGTAGCCGCGGGCAAGTAGGTCCTGCATCCGCTGGGCTTGGATGAGGTCCGAGTACTGCTTCTGTGCGGCGATCTGCTCGCCGGCTCTAAGTTGCGCCGCCTGGGCGTTGGTCTGGGTTGCGATGTCGGCCGCATTGCGCTGTGCAAGGGCCTGGTTGGTACCGCGTCCGGACGCAGCCGCCGCCATGGCCGTACGGGCACCCTGGGCCATCTGGGTCTGCGCGACACTTGGCCCCTTCCCTGCAATTTGGTTCTGAAGGGTCTGCCCCAAGCCAAGCTGCTGATTACGACTATCCAGCCCTAACTGGCGTTCCTGATCGGCCCGTGCCGTATCGAGCTGGTGACTCTTCGCCTCATACTGGTTAGTACCGAGAACGAGATCGTCAACCTTTGTATCATCCCAAGTGAAAGCCATTGAGTTATCCCGATTGTGATGCCGGCAACCGGTTCAAGCCAGGTATCATGCCGATCTGGAATGCGAACCCATCGATCGCAAATCCGGGCGTATCCATGTCCTGGCCGATTTCTAGTGCCTGCGGAGAGGTTTCGGTCAGTCTGAGCCTTATTGCCGGGGTTTTCTTACGGGGTACCGTAACCCGAAGCCACTCAACCGCCCCAATGTCTGTAATGCGAACTTCCGGCCAAACCAGGGTAGAACCCCCAGTCTCCTGGTAGCTGTACTTCAGGCCGAGCGTCAGACCGTGTGCCCCAAACCGCTCGAGCAAAACCCCGGCCTTGCGTACCATCTTGTATCCCTGAAGACGACCAAAGCTGATCCAACCGGTTTCGACGTCCAGGCCATAGAACAGCAGGTCGTCGCTATGTACGTTCGCCGCCGCCTGTTGCTCATACAGACAGCCATTCTGGGCCAGATATACGACCTCGCGGTCCAGCCAAGCCGAAATGTCCGACCAGGGGGTCGGGTCGTTGAGTATACCGTCCGAATCCCGCTTCTTGTGGTTCCAGAGGCTCCACATGCCCTGGAGGTAGTTGTAGACGGCCACCGTGCCCGCCGTCCCGGCGCTATCATTAAGGGCAAACATGACCTCCCCGCGACGGGATTCGTTGGCCACCCCCCGGACGATCGGGTAAAGGAGCATCGTGTCCTTTATGGGTTCGCCGATGTAATTGATGTTTTGCTTACGGTCGATCAGGTAGAGTCCGTTGCGGGTTTGGAATATTAACCCCTGGGGTATTTCGATAACCGCGCGCGGGCCGATACACGCCGAGTCGGCGTTGATCTTACGTGGCACGTCAAAGGGCCTACCTTGTCCTGTAACGTCGGGACCGTCGCCGTCTATGGCATAGATACCCCGGCTGCAAAAGACGATTAGGGCGCCTTCCAGGGACCCTAGCGCTACGACTTCTTCGCCTGGGATGCGGAAGGTAAAGGCCAGGGAGAACTCGGCGGGCAATCCGTCTACCCGGGGCTTGCTGTACCAGACGATTTCGGGGTCCATACCACCGGCCAGCCACAGCCGGTCCTTGTGAACGCATATCGCGGTCGCCCCACCGTAGGGCATGTCGTTTTGAAACTCGCCGCTTTCGGTGAAAAGGACTTCGTTGTCGACGTTGTCCTCCCCGGTGTCCGTGTAGGTCAGGTAGTTCAAAGACGTCGGATCGTTAACCAGGGCAGTCGGAGTCTCGGAATACTGGAACAGACGCTGAAACAGGTTACCAGTTGCCTCGCGGGCACGATAAATGGTCATATAGACCTTACCGAGTTCCTCGGCATTCTGGGCGCCGTAGCGCTGGGCTCGCGTCAGAGTCAATGGTTCAAATCGCAGCTCGACTTTGTCCGTTGCATTCGCAACGTTTACGGTCAAAACGTTGCTCTTCAGAAACCGGTGCCGTTGGGTCTGGGCATCGATGTATTCATAAACCACTAGGTATGAGTAATTGCCCGTATCGGCGAATGAACCGCCAAGGGCACTTACAAGTCCAAAGAGAATGGATGCATGGACGGTGCCTACTTCGCGCAGCTTCGCCCCGTCCCATTCGGTTACAACACCGCCCGTGCAATAGGTCGAACCGCCGAACTCGACGTTGCTGTAGCGGCCCAGATGGTCGTAACGAACCTGACAGTCGACCGGGCCGACTCGCACTTCCAGAGGCACATAAATGACGTGCTGGCAGGTATGATATGTACCGTCGATCAAGGCATACGAAGCGGGCTGGCACAGTTGCAGCCCCGTGCTTTGGATGAATGGCGGAGCCGCTGCCTGTGGGAACCCGGTTGTTTCGATCGTGGCACCGGGCAATTCGCTCGCTCGGTACATCCGTTCCGGATAATTCGGAACCGAGATAAGAACCTGGGTGTAAGATTTACCCCCGGTCGTTGCAACGCCGTGTTCGGTAGCTGTCCAGATGTGCTGCCGGTTCCCCTGCACCCAAGGCTTACCGGTTATGTAGATTCGCCGTTTCTGTCGAGGCGTCCCGGACATACCGGAGCGGGTGGCCTGACACCACGCCGTAATCGGAGTTGAATCGGGCGGAGAGACAGACCCGCCGCGTGTATAAGAGGCAAAGAGGGTGTAATCGTCGGTCGAACCGTTCTGAAACTTGCCAATTGCCGTGGCAAGTACCGTTGTAAGCGTCGTAGAATGCCAGATGGTCTTGGCTAGAACCGTAGCCAGGGTGGCTTCGTCGAAAACCGCATACCGGAAAATTCTTACACCGGCAGGACCAACTAACAATCGCGCCCAACTGACTACGATATCTTGGCCGTCGGCGGCGACGATTACGGAAAGATGCGTAACGTCCGCAGTATCGACCGTGGTACTTGCAAACGAAAACCCTCCGGAATAGGTGACCTGTACAAGTTTCAGGTCGTCCGTACCCGCCTGCCGGTACACAAGGGCCCAGCGACTCGTCGTAACCGTAAGCCCGACAGAATCGTGCGCGAGCCAGCCGTCGCTAACGTCCGATACCAAGACTTCTGCGGTCTTGGGGATAGTACCAGCGCCGATTAGGGTAGGAACTTCGGTCGTACAGTCGACTATGATGCCACGGATTTCGTTATTAACGGCGACTATGCTTCCGCTCCAGGTTACCAGAACCATATCACCACTTGCGGCGGCTCGTACATAACCTGCGTTGTTATTTCCAAGAAGGATTTGTTCTTCAAGTACGACCGACCCGCTCGAAACCTCGACTACGCGGACAGATGCACCGGCCTTGCCGCCACCCGAGCCGGGGCGCCCAAGTATGCCGTAAACTAGGAAGCCATTGGTTGTAACCGCTACATCGGCGAAGACATCCCGCGTTAGGTCATTGTTAACCGTAGTAGCCCGCACCGTCGCCGTGGGGATAGGCGGCATTCCGCCCGGCGGAAGCTGCGGATAGTCACCGTTGATCTCGTTAATCTGGTGGACCGCAACGGAATCTTCCGGATCGAATACGAAGATCTGATTACGCCAACGCGCCAGGCGGTCGCCCTTCGGGAAATCGTTTGCGAATGAACTTACACGACGACGGATGCCTGGGCGCTTGCGGATCGTACCCGGTTTGACGTAGTCGCCGTTTATAACGGAAACGAACTTGCCGGGCGGTAGAATGCGTTTGTCTACGCCTTCGTCGTGCCCGCCAATTGGCAGTTCAATTTCTGACCACTGCACGTCGTTCATGGTCGCCAGCACCATATAGTTGCGACGCACTCGGCGTTGGCCACAAGCCTTATGAACTTGTCGGATGTTTTAGGTGCCACGACCGCGGCCTGGACTACGACCGGAAACGTTCCAGCGGTCGTCAAGAGTCCGACGATCGCAGCCTTGCACTCACCACCCAACCGGTGAGCGAGGGTTTGATCCAACGTGCTAGCGGTGAAGGTTACGACCTTCTTTCTGATGTCCGCGTCGGTAGATCCAGACAGCAACTGACCTTCGGTATAATACGTGGTCGGTATATCGCCGATTGCGTCGGAAACCGCGTCGTTGTTCTTGGTCGCGGCTTCGTCGTCCAGGGCTACGCTGCGCACCGTCCGTAGCGGCGGACGCTTCAAACCATGCTGGTGGCCGGTTGCACCACTAGCCATGGGTTAGAACAGTCTCCCCGTGCGATAGTTGGCCGTACGCCACGGCTGCGGCGCATCGATCGTACGATGCGGGTTGGCACGGTCGAACGTTGCACCCCAGTCCTCGATGCGACGTTGGATCATCGCGCGCTCGCGTTCCATGCGTCCCGTGTCGCGGTCTTCCTTATCCTTGATACGGATGCACGACTCTACGACGATGTAATCCGCAAACGGGATTGATACCGGGTCGGCATCGTCGTCATACGTCGGTGGAACCGTATGGTAGACGAGGTTTATGGTGGTGACCGTATCGGGTGGCGGATCGAACCGAATGCGCCATATCGAATCGGCACTGAGTGAGAGCTCATAGCGCGGTAGACATCCCGGTCCCCATCCCTGTCCAGCCGATGCCGACTGAATGATTACGTCCGCTTCCTCAAACGGCGAAAGCGGATACTCGAGATCGTCGATCGCCCAACCCATCCGCACGAGGCGGTAGAAGTTCGACGTCGGAATCGTGTAGGTCGAGGTGCCGGCTACGGTCGAGAACGTTGCTCGCTCGATCGCGTAGTTCGTGTTGGCGGCCGAGATTAGCAGGTCGTGGAGGACCGCCGCACTGTCATTTATATGGCCCTCGAGCTCTACGTCCCCCTCGAAAAAAGTATTTTCAAGGTCGCAGCGCTGTCGGATCTGTTGTTTGAGCTGTGCGCGGGAATAGGCCACTACGTAACCTCAGGAGGGGTTACGGCGCCCCCCTCTTCATCAGAATCGCGATACCCGACGGTTTCTTTTCTTCCGCCGGTTCTTCTTCGTCCGAGCCGCCTTCCATCTCTTCGCGGGCAAGGCTGCAGATCACGTCGCGCAGGCGCATTGCTTTGTCCGAATCGAGCCCGAGGATGTCCCCGAGCTCGTCGGCAAGTGCGTCGTACGAAGTACCTTCGTCGGCTTGATCGGTATCCGGCTTCTCTTCCGGTTCCGGTTTTTCTCTAGAAAGCAAAGCCATCTAGATTACGCCTGGAAGGAGTCGTCGAAGACGCAGGAGAAGTGAATGCGGTTGTTGGCGTCGGCTGCGACGTCTGCAACTGCGGCGCCAGAAGCGTCCCATACACGGACCGTCAGGGTCCGCGATGCGGCGGTGTACGTTCCAACTTGGAGGTACTTGTCGTCGCCGGAGGCAAGCTGCAACGAAACCGTTACCGACTGAAGCCGACGGTAGGTGTTCGCGAAGGTGATCGTGAACAATCCGGTCGACGTCCAGGCGACGGTGAAGCCGTAGCCGTAGGTGTCTGCCGCAACGAGCGTGGAGCCACCGTTCGGCGCCCAGCTACCCGAGACCAGGCGCTTCTTACGCCCGATCGTTTCCATAAAATCAAAGTTACGTTCCGCCATGGTGGCCTATTCGGTCCTCTCTTTTCGGGGACCCTTGTTGGTCCTTACACAGGTAAGGAAGCGGGGGTCCGAAGACCCCCTGGTTATGGATTACAGAGCCTTGAGAATGACCGTGTAGTGACAGTCCGGAAGCTGCGTGCCGGTCGAAGCCTTGGCGCGGGTAAGCGTCAGGGTTCCGTCAGCCGGAACAACGCGGTTCGCCAGGGTGACCGAAAGCGTCGCTGCGTACTTCTTGTGCGCCACGGTCGTTCCGATTCCGGCGTTCGCCACGGTATTGGTCGTAAGGGTCGCCGCCGTAAGGTTACTTACGCCGAGCGAGTCGCGGCTGGTGAAGGTGTCGGTCGCGTAAACCGAGGTGCTTTCCGTAATCGCCGTGTCCGAACGGAACTGGATCTCTACGACCTCTGCCCCGTTGGGGAACTGCGATGCCGGAACGGCAACTACGGTCTTTTCGCCGATGACGTCGGCCGCTGCGCCTTCCGCCACTGTGTCGACCTGGTACGGGGTACGTACGAGGGCTCGTTCTGCGACATCCTTACCGGTTACGGTAGCGGACGGGTCGGTAACGTCGTGGTTTGCCGCGCGTGCGCGTTGTGCAAGTTCGCTATAAGCAGTCATGTTAGTCCTCTAAAGTCCTATTAGGCTGCCGACGGCAGGGTGATGTTGACGTTTGCGCCTGGGTCGGTGCAAACCATCTGGAGGTATCCACCCACACGGAGTTCGTCCGCGTCTGCGTTCGCCTCGCGGAGGGTCTCTTGACCGTCGCGGTTAAGCACCTTCGGCACGTCGCCGATCGACCAGATTTCCCAGGTGTCCTGGGTAAGCATCCAGGCCTTGTAACGGGGGCAACACGGGTCGCTCATGATCGAGAGCGTTCCGGCTGCGCCGTACAGGGACAGACCCTTAAAGCCGATTGCCGGCTTGTCGGTCGGGATTTGAATCTCGGACTTGCTGCCAACCTGGTTGATCAGGTTGGCCATGTCCAAGGGGTTAAGCACCACGAGGTCGGGGTCTTTTCCGAAGTCGTAGGCAAGCGCCGAAGCGGCCACCAAGATTTCTTGGATGGTTCCACCCGCCGAGGCGTCGTAACGGATACCCGCTAGACGGTCGGGGTCTGCGCTGCGGTCGACACCGAAGAACGAGTCACCACCGGTCGGAGCGGTGCTTGGGCACCATGCTTCAAAGCCCTTGATGACGTTTCCGAAGTCGCCGTCGCGGAACAGGTAGTCACTGTCCGCAATCGCCGGGATCAGGGTGTTCCACGCCGCCGAGGTGGTCAGCGTCTTGGCTACACGGTTGACGGCCGTGATCATCGCCTTGCCCGGGTTTACCGAGCCGCTGGTGCCGTCGGTCGAAGCCGACTGGATCCACATCCCGCGCTCGAAGCCCTGCATCGAGCTGTCCGAGGTAAGGGTTACGGTTACGGTACCGGTACCCGAGGCGCTTGAAAGCAAGCGGCCACGTGCGCCACCGCCGTTGCGGAAGAGCTGGAAGCCCACCGAACGGGAGATGTTATAAAGCGCGTCGTCCATCGCGACTTTGAAGCCGCTGGCAACCGCATTCGGACGGCCCTGCGAAGCTTCCATGAACTCACCGTCGAGGGACGCCAAGGCGTATTCCTTCGTACGGGTGATGAACGGACGCTTAAACGAAGCCGCACCCTTGTTGGCCTGTGCGTTTGCGAAGACGCTGGAAGCGCCACCGCCGGTTGAATACTTCCACACGAGGAACTCACCCTCGGCTCGGAAGTCCTTCATCTTCCCCAGCACGCCGTACGTGGGGACCTTCTTGTAGAGCATTTCCTCTAGGCCATTCGGATAAAGCCGCTTAAGCAGCTCGACGGCCGTGGACATACTGAAACTAGACATTCCTGGACACGCCCTGTTTTGGGCCCTGGGCTAGGCACTAGGAGACGGTTTTCGCGCGTGGTTAAGGTCCGCTTGCGCGTTTGGCGGCTCCCGGAGTCCGGGGATTGCCTAAGTATTTAAGGTCCCTTAGGCGGACCGAGTGTCGTTTTAGAAGCCTTTCGACTTCAGGAAATCCCCAGCGTCGTTAATCAGGTCCCGATCGCGGAGACGTTTGCCCGAGGTTCCTGGCCCCGTTTGGGCGGTAAGCGCATTGGTAATGGCTTTCGGCCCGCTCGAGCTTTTTTGAAGAGACTCGGGACTCTTACTCACCGGGGGTGCCGGCGGAGGGGCGGCAGTTGTCGCCTCAGGTGCAGATTTGGTCTTAGATAGGTGCGGCTGCAAGCGCTCGTACCTAGAGTTGAACTCTTGCTCGTGGAGAACGTCTAGATGTTCAAGGATTGCCTCGGGGTCGGGGTCATACCCAAGCCGGGCCTGTTCGTTGGCAACCTCTAGGTACTTCTCAACGATCTTCTCGGGCTTCTCGGCGGCGATGTATGGGAACTTGTCCGCTTTCTCGTTGACCAGGTTGAGGGCGGTCTGGGCTATCGTATGAAGGATCGCGTTGTCCTCGTACTCGAGCTCCCGGCGTTCGCGCTCGGTAAGCTTTTCTTTGGCTTCGGAGGCTTCCTTGCGGGCGGCCTTAACCTCATCCTCAAATGCCTTGAGCTTGTCTTCCGAAGCCTTGATAAGTTTCAAGATCTTAGGGTCAAGTTCGGCCGTATCGTCTTGGCCTTCGGTCTTCTGTTCCTGCTTATAACCGGCTTGCTGCCACAGGGCTGCCCGCAGGATGTCATTGGCCGACTTACCGCGGCGTTCGGCCGCAAGCTTGATCAGGGCCATCTCGTCGAGCTCGTCGAGCTTCTCCAGGGCGGCGATCTTCTCTTCCCGGGACATAAACTCGGCTTCTTTGAGGCCGATAATCTCGGTTACCTTACGTTCGGCTGCCTCTACGGCCTTCATGCGCCGGGTTAGGGCGGCGTGTTGGTTGGCATAACCCTTCGCATCAAACTTGGGCTTGGCCGGCTTCTCGGGCTCGGGCTTGGCCGGTTCGGGTGCCTTTTCGGGCTCCGCCGTGGCTTCGGTCGTCCCTTCGGCCGGTTCCGTTCCCTCGGCTTCCTCTTCCGTCACCCGGGTGGCATCCGCTTCGGGTTCGTGTTGAAGGTCGGCGGCCACGGCACCCATAAGGCCCGTTTCGGTGGGCGGCTTACCCGATTCCACTGCATCGGACGGCGCCGGCGTGGGGGTGGGGTTGGAAAGGACGGTTGCGGCCGCGTTGATGAGGTCTGAACGTGCTGACATATGGTTCTACTGGATCAACCCAACCCGGTTGGATTGGGGGGTAGTGTTGGAGGACCTGCGGGGGCCACGGGGGGCGCCCCGGTGCCGGCTAGGACGTCGGTGGGAAGTGGTTGGGGTGGCATGCCCGGGAGTGCCTCGGGCGGCATTAGGGCGCCGCCTGGGGCCATTGCTTCGGGTCCAGGAGGGAGGGCCGGTGGTACCGCTTCCGGCGGGGGTAGCTGGCCCGTATTGGCCTCGGTCGTGCCGTATGGGTCCCGAATCATCTTTTCACACATCGCCGTCCATTCGGCGAGTAGCTCAAGGCGGTCGGACGGGGCATCTTCGTAAAGCTGCGCCTCGAGTAGGTTCTGCAGACCAAGCTTCATGGCGAGCTCAAGGTCCCAGAAGGGCTCGGGCTGTACCCATATACCCTCGCCGAGGATCTTCTTCTCGATGACCATTTCGAGTAGCTCGCGATGTGCCATCGACTTACGCTTGTGGCGCTTAAGGTCGGGCAGATCGAGCAGGTCGCGGATTTCTTCGGGATCCGTGATCGCGCCCAGGTCCCGCAGGTCGAAGATGTCTTCGATGCGACCCGACACCGTCGCCGAAAGCGAGGATGCGGGGACGATCTGGATACGGAACGAGTCGGACGGCATATTGGCGTCCTTCCACGAAATCCGATCGATTTTGCCGCGTCCGATGACGGTTACGGCCTGGTCGGCATATTCCTTGCCCAGCTCCTCTTGCTCTTCGATGAGCAGATGGGCACAGTCGAGAACCAGTCGCTCGTAGCTACGGATGAGATCGACCAGGAGTTCGGACTCAAGGTCGGTGTAGGTACGAAGGGCGCGACCGGAATTAAGGCCGGCGGGCTTGATTGCCTGTGCGGTTAGCTGGGAGACGCCGCGGGCTTCAAACATGCCCTTCTTGACTGTCTCCGCATGGCGCCACAACTCTGCGGGAACTGCCTGGGGTGTGACGAGCTCGGGTTTGTTACCCGAATACTCGACGATGCGGCCGATCAGGTTCGAGATATGAGACTTAACTACCTTGGAACCGCGCTCAACCAACCAGAACGGCACCGACAGAAGTCGGATCATCTCTTGGCGGGATGCAATCGTGCGGTTGTGCTCGAGCTGCGCGCCGGCAAGGTCTTCGCCTATACCGATACCCCAGAACCCCATCGGCCGGCGCTCGCCATGGATAAAGGCACATGGGAAATGATCACGCTTCCACTTCTCGCGGAAGATGACGCCACCCTGTACTGCCATCGTACGGTCGCCGTCATCGGAATTTTTGCTCGATGGGAGGTGGATCGCTTCGACGCAAAGAATGCGATTATTGTCCAGATCGTCATCCCATCGACCAAGTGCGTCGCCCCATTCCTTCTGGGCACTGGCCGGGTCGGCCTTGAGGATTATCTCTTCGGCATCTGGAAATGTTGCGGCGAGCACATCGCGGTCGACCACACGGACGAAGTAAATCGAACGGGGCGTGCCATAACGAGCATCGCCATCGTCCACGAAAACTTCGTAGGCTGGAATTACTTCAAGCCAGGCGCCCTTTTCGGGGTCGCCATATGACCTTACAATCCCCGTGCCAAGGATAAGGGCCTGTAGGATCGCCATTGGGAAGATGTCCCAATCGGCCCGAATCTCAGCAAGCTTACCATTTACCCAAATATCTAGGAGCTCGGCGCGATGCTTCTCCGTCCACGATGCACCATCCGTAAGAATTACTGGGCGCGGACGGTGCCGGCATACCTTGGAATGCAGGGTGCGGACGATCGCACGAATGACATTTTCGCCCTGGCGCGACTGGAGAATGTCTTCGCTTTCGTAGGTACCGTCGTTGCTGCGGTAGCCAACGTACTTACAATCGGCGTATAGACGCAGCGAAAGGTCGTCCGAGCGTAGTCTCCACGATTGACGGTCTCGGATACGCTTGAGGGTGGACCACAGCGAATCCGCGGGATCTTCCTCAAGCCACCATTTAACCGAACTCTTATCCCAGCTTGCTTGGTCTCTCATAGGTTAAGCAAGCGGCGATCTTCACCCGCTTTCTCGGCTTGGCGACGGCGGTCGGCATCGCGTTCGACTAGGTCGGTTTCTTCGACATCGGGCGCCAGCGGCACCAACCCCTCAAGGGTTACGCCAGATGGGCCTACATGTACGCTTCCGACGCGGTATCGGTGCTTCTTAGCCACCTTAAGCAGCGCATCGATCTGCGAGACTTCTACGTCACTCACGCCTTCTTTCCCCATTGAATGTTCGCGTCTGCTACCCAGTAGGACTGTCCGTCCTCGCCGTGGATGTCGAAACCGCCGTTTGGATCCCTGCGGATTGCGACACAGCCGCCCATTCCGACCTTCACCGTGTGGGGTGGGTGGTCGTTGAGGTGGGTTTTTTCCTTTACCCGAAAGGCTCGGCAGGGCCGGGATAGCGTAAGTTCGACGAAATCCGTCTCAGGCACGTATTGCGACTGCAATCTTGTGGATTACAGCCAGAGCGGACTTTGGACCTATGGGACCATGCCGGCAAGCGTGGGTTCCCTAGACAAGCCCAAGCCGATGATTAAGCGTAATGGAATGAAACTTGCTGTTTGCCTGATTTCGCTGGTTTTGGTCGCCTGCGGCGGCACATCGCGGATATCCACCCCAGAGGGGGGATCCGGATATAGGGTCAAATGCAAAACGGACCGTGGCGCCTGCCTGGCCGAAGCCGGCGAGGTCTGCAACGGCCCCTACTACGTCATAAACGAGGACCAGCACAGCGGCGGCATCTTCGGAGACCTATTACCCGGGCCGGTGACCTGGTGGTCCATTACGGTCGGTTGTGGGAGAGCACCCTACGGGTACACCGGCTCAAGCCGTTCTTACGCACCCCGAACCGAAAATCCATTTGAGACAATGGGCAATTCCCTACAAGAAGGCGCCCGAGCCGGGGCCGGCAAACGCTGTCACGAAGACGGCGATTGCGAAACCGGATATATTTGTCATCGCGCATACGGCACTTACAAGGCCATATGCGTCCCCGGATAGAGGACGAGGCGGCGCTTACGCGGTTCTGGGCAACTTGTATGGAAATATCTTGACCGGGATGCCGGATCTAACTGCGCGGGTAAACATGTCCTGGGTGCCCTTCGAGGTGCCATCCCAAAAGGCCAAGCATAGGTCGGCACCCGCGTCGGCCATCGCTTGATTACGGATTGGGCCGGCCTTACGACCGTGGGTCGCCCAATCGGCGGGATGGGGTTCCTCTTTGACGACGGGAATGAGCCGGTTGTTTCGCCGCTCGGCGGTAATCTTCTTTACCCAATCGCTTGCGTGCTTATCCACGCCCGTTGGGCAGGCGCCGTGGACGATTATGAGCGCGTATGCGTAATTGAATGCAAGGCGTTCGAGCTCGAATACCACCGACGAAACGTCCGGCCAGTCACGACCTCCACAAACGATCACCCTCATCGGTCGTATCCGCGCATCTTCGGTAGCCCGTCGACCATCTCCCAGTCAACCGAACTGCGTTCAAAGCAGTCGAAGATCTCAACGTAATCATCGGTCCGTTGGGCCTGCCGTGCGGCGTCGAAGGCCTCTTCGAGCGTATCGGAATTGTTTACGATGTCGCTCAGACCACCGCCCGGATAGTATTGGCTGTAGGCGAAGACGATGTAGCGCTTGTAGGGTTCCTGGACGCTCATTTATCCACCCGGGCGCAAAGTCGCTCGAGTTCGGGGAGAAGTTTACGGATCTCGCGGGCACAATCGCGCAGGCTTTCCCCGGGCGGGGCGACCGGAGCATTGGCATTATTACCGGTTACGGATCGATCTAGAAATTGAACCGCGCAGACCACATAACTAAGAGCTTTGTTTGCCCTGTCCAAAGGAATGTAATCGGAGTCGCGCGAGCCGGCGTACGGGTCTTGCTTGGGTAGTTCGACAGACGTAGCTACGATTTGACCGATGTATTTGTCCATCTTGGTCATCGTCTTGGCACGTTCGTAAGAACATTGCCGCACAATAACGTACCGGGCGTCGATGTTGCGATTGATTGATTCGATCAAACACCCCTTCGGAACCAGGCACATACTGGCCTCGCCAAGGTATAGAGCCAGCATGCCTCTGGCGGCAGATTCATCGACCAAGGGCCGGTCGTCGGCATCGGCCGGCGTGTAAACACGCACTGAATGGTAGTCTGGCGATTCAAACACCCATACATGATCGCCAAGTCGCCCATTTCGTGTCGGTACGGCCCTCAAATCGGCATGCCAATTGCTCATCCTTCAATCCTCCAACTCGTCGAAAATGTACTTAAACCGGTTTTGCTGTTCCGTCTTGAGCTTGGTAACGGCTTTAACCTGCGTCAGGGCCTCCGCTTCGCGCGTAAGGCGCCTAATCCGTCGTAGCTCCTTGTGCATCCACAGGATACAGGCCGGGTCGGTCATGGTGACGATGTCCAGCCGCCATCTAGAATCGTGCTTTGGAACATTGTGGATTTGCCACCCGGTCCCGTTGTCCGTCCGACGGAACTCGACAAAATCGCCGGGCTTGATCACGTATGTAACCCCGAGCCGGGCAAAGCCGATGGTAACGGGCTTCTCGACCATGGCCAAGAACCCGAACTCCTTAAGCTTGGCCACCTTCTTGGCTTGCTTGCTGCGCTTTGCGGACTCTTTGGAGGTAAGCCGGGCGTCCCGCACCTTTGGCCCCGTTACCCCAACCGGCTCATAATTGGCGCAGTTGAAGCAGAGATTGGCGTCGGTGATATTAAGGTCGACGTAGACGTCGCAGATCCAAGGACCCGACTCGACGCGGTCGCGGCTACCGCAGATCTCGCAGACGCCCCGCTGCGGGGGCTTGGCACCCATTAGGTCGACGAGTTCGGCGTGGATACGGGGGACTTCGCCGGCTAAGACCCTAGAGGATGCGTATTCAATTCCTACCCCAACGAAGACCCACTCGCCCGGTAAGTAACCGCTGTACCCGGGTCGCGAACTGCAGGGGAAGAATTCGTACTCCCTGCCCTGGTCGATGTGTAGATCAATCCAGGGGCCGTGACCCAAATTCATCTCGCGTTTGATCTTGCAGGCCCCCGGGGCCCGAAACCTTAACGGCGGAAGGTCACCCTTCGATTTCGACGTCGATTTCAACATCGGTGGACCCGTCGTTCTTTGCCACGGCCAGATCACGCTGGCGCATTGCTTCATCCCAGTTGGCCACCGCCGAGGCGTAGTGTAGCGCAGCGGTCTCAGCCCCGAAGGCTTCAATCTCGGCCGCCAGGGCGTCCATAAAGCCCTCCCATTCGTTTGTATCGCCGATGGCGGGCATACGGGCTACGTCGCGAAGGGCCCTATTATCGGCACGTAGGCGGTCTAGCTCGCGGCCCATCTCGAACACGGCGGCTTCCCACCCACGGATGAAGGCGGTCTTACGGCAGAAGCCTTCCGACGCCTCGGGTTTTAGGTACCACTCTTCGAAAGCGGCTTCCTGCTCTGGCGTACCCTTCGGGTCGTAGTCTTTGAGGCCGATCATTTCTTGTATCTCCGATAGACGACTCCTGATTTGTCGCGGCTTGCAAAGCCGAGCTTTATCAGAGAATCATCACAGTACATTTGATACTGGTTGAAATCGTACTTCCAGGTCTCATCCCAAAGACTCTGTGCGAGATCGACAACCCAGGATTCTTCACAATGCTTGGCGAGCTCGTCGAACATGAGCCCAAACAACGCCGCCGAGGTCCGATCGGCCATTACGACTTCCTCGTCTTGGTCTTACTGCGGGGACGCTTGGTTGGGAGCAGTGGATCTTGGGATGCAAGGTACTTACCGGCGTCCTGAATAAGCTCCTGGCGGGTTTTGACCACCGGAACGGGCGGATCGACGATCGAGATGCCGCCGAAATCAGGCTTGCGTGGCGGCGTTACCTTGTAACCGTTGGCGCGGAGGGCGGCGACGAACCATTCGGTCGGCATGGCCACCCTTTCGAGGACGAATGTATCCTCGAACTCGCTACTCGGGACCTCGTGGTCGATCCACACGCCCGCATCATCACTATAAAGTGCCACTCCGTTGGGTCCGACCGCGCGCACGGTGCCGTTTTCGTTCTCGACCAGCCAATCCCTGTATTGATAGCGTTTCATTTGTCCTTTCCGTTCAAATCTTCGTCACCCCAGCCAAAAACGAATAGGGCGGCAAGCAACCAGCCAAGCAATACCCAGAATAGGTCCACGCTGGAATCAACCGTGGTCATGATAGTCGCGGTTGCACATGAACCAGACGGCCCACATGGCAAATACGATCAGGGCAATAGCCAGACCGACGTCGAACACGACCAGCCTCAGTGCATCTCGGCCGGATCTAAGTCCGGTTCCGGCTCGACACCGCGGTTTTGCTCGAGTGCAAACGCGGCAAGCGCGGCGTATGCGTTGATTATGCCGATCGCGGTGTTTAGGTCGCGGCGATGGAAGTAGCCGGCGAACTCAAGGGTGAGCACCGACCCCCAAACGAAGCCGAGGAAGACGTCGAGCAGGGTGGGGTTGTCTTTGACGACGATACTTGCCGTCGTGAAGACGAACCCGAAGGCGAGAAAGCCGTACCAGAGGTAGGGGAGAGCGCGCCTGAGAGACTTTTTTAGCTTGTGCTTCATGGTTTCACCCGCTTCAATGCCGCGCTGGCGGCGGCCCGCGTCTTATTTCCGACCAGGCCGTCGAGCGTCAGCCCGTGCTCGCCCTGGAAGAGAACCGTGGCGGTCTCGGTTGCGGGACCGAAGATGCCGTCGCACGCAAGGTGTGCGCCGAGCTGGTTAAGCACCATCTGCCAGGCCTTAACCTCGGGTCCACGGTCGCCCCGGTGCAGGGTCGAAGCCTTGAGGGGTACGATCGAGCCGAGAACTTTGCCGACGACCGTCTTGAACGTGGCGGCCGAGCCGGGCATGGGCTCGTTTAGGGCGACACACTGAGCGTGGACGGCGGCGGAGAGCGCCTTGTAATGATTGGCGATCTGCTCGGTGCGGGTGGCACCGAACCCGAGATAGTACGACTGTGCGCGCAAGGCCGCGCTAACCCCGTACAGATCCCCAGCGGTAGCCGGCGCGAGCGCGCCCTTTGGCTTAAACCGCTTAGGGCGACGCATTGGGCGCGGACGGCGGCGGAGAGCGCCTTGTAGTGGTTGGCGATCTGCTCGGTGCGGGTGGCACCGAACCCGAGATAGTACGACTGTGCGCGCAAGGCCGCGCTAACCCCGTACAGATCCCCAGCGGTAGCCGGCGCGAGCGCGCCCTTTGGCTTAAACCGCGAGCCGAACGCGATATTGATGAGATCCGCGGCGGCGAGCTCGTCGGTGAGGTATTTCTTGAAGCAAACGCTGTACGTCTTGTTCGTGCCGTCGCCCTGTGGGGCCGAGTCGGTGTAAAGAAACGATGTAGCGGGGTCGCATGGGGGTTTACTGCGGGTTACCGCGCCCCAGTTGCGGGAGCCTACGCCGGCCCCCAGCCATGCCGTCCCGTAGCGGGTCTCGAGCCAGGCAATGCCCTGGGCGGCTTGTGCTTCGTACTGGGTTGGGACTCGTCCGAAAACGGCTACGAAGGCTTCGATGATGATTTGTCTAGCTTGTTTATGGTCCATTGTCCTTTCTGCTCGGACGATCCCCATATCGATTGTTGTAATCGTCCAGAGTTTTTTGGAGGTTTTCGGCCAGGGTCTTTTCGTAGTCGAACTGCAGATCGCAATTCGCGATCATCAATTCCAGCAGTTTCTGCATGCCATAATGGCCATATATGAGCCTGAGAAGCCTTTGTGCGAATTCTTTCGTCATTGTTGAAACCTAGTTGCCATAAACGAACCCACCAATGAAGAACCCGAGCACAAGCGCCACCAAGAAGCAGGCAAGCATGGTACCCGGGTGATTGACCAGGGTGTGACTGCGTTTGAAGTGCGCCATGCTCTCCCGCAACAGCGCATTTTCGGTTTCGGCCATATCCAACCGCCATTTCAGGAAGTCAGCGTAATGGTTACCGTCGGCATTGAGGTCGTGATATGGGTCGGTTGACATGATATTACGCGGCGCTAAGCCCGCCAGCCTCGGCGACCAAAAGAACTACCTGCGTCACATGTGAATTTCTATTGTGTTTCATGTTGTCCACCTGTCTTCTCGAAAACCCAAGTTGCTTCGAGCTTATTTACAATCTTATGAGAATCCGCCCAAAAGTATTCGTTCAACATCTCCCCTCGTAGCGCCCGGATCAAGGTCGCACCCCGAATTCCAGATTTTATTAACTTACTGCGCCCACCCCGAATCTGCATTATTTGCCGGAACCGTAGGACCAATTCGCCGTCATTGTACCGTTTGGTAAATTTCGCTCCTCTCCTCGGCGTATCAGGCAATCGTTCGCGACCTTCTGCACATCGTATACAGAGATCCCGCTTCTGTCTGACCGACTCACGAGAGAGTCCGAATTCTGACCCAATCGTCGCCAACGTTTCGTCGCCCACTAGGGCACGAGTAGCAACAATTGAGTATGGATATTCGAGTCGGGTCGCGAATTCGGCCGCTCTCTCATGTAGCCTGCGTTTACCCAGAGCAGACGCTTTGGCCAATAAGTAGCTTGCCCGTAGAATCAAGCCCTTGACTCGCCGCCTAGAAAGATTGCGGCGAATTGGTTCTGCGCAATCCGGCCAAAGTTCTTCTGGATTAACTCCTAGCGCAGCGGCCTGAATGGTCGCAGCTTTCTTCCAAGTTCCATTTACTGATATGGGAGTTACAATTCCCTCAAAAAGGGAATAAACCGATCCTTTCGAGCAGTTTGCGCGCTCGGCGAGAGCCGGAGCCGAAACTCCCCTTTCAACCCGGATCAACGTTGCGAGCGGCGTCTCCTTTCCAGGAGTTCTCGGTTCGGCGAGGCGAGGGCGCCCTTTTTTCCA